AACTCCGCTGATCGTTACCTTGTCACCATTGGCAAAGCCATGAGCGGCTGAAGTTACGACAATTGGAGTTGCGTTGGTTGCTCCAGTAATATCTTTGGAAACCTCACGGCCACCATGAAGCATTGGAATAATATCGATGCTTCCGAAGTCAGAAACGAAAGACAGAACCGAACGAATCAAAGTTTTACCGCTCACATCTTGCGTGAAGGAGAAAACTGGATCATTGGAAACGGTTGCTCTCGTGAAATCTGTAATGAGATTCATGCATCCAGGAGATGCAAAAAGTTTGTACTCGCCCTTGGCTCCAGAAGCTTCGTAAACAGCTTGAAGAAGTCCACGAAGGGTTGCTTCAGTTAAGCTTGAGAAGTCAACTCTTGAACCACTTACCGAACGAAAGCCTTGCTTTGCGGCGGTGTCGAAAGTGTTGCCCACCCCAGCCGGGTCACTCCAAAATCCGAGCCCGCAGAGCAAACTTCCTGCAGAAGATGTGCCAGCGGCTTGGTCGTTGCCCGAACCAATCGCAGTCTCAATTGAGCGCTTCAACTGGATGAGGGATTTCGCTTTTGAAGCGTTATAGAGTCCGCCTTGACCACCAGGAGCCACATCAATCATCTCAGCTTGACGTGATACACTGAATCTGTCTTGTAAGCATTGGATACGATTACCTAGGCGCGCCCTGGAGTTAACCAAGTCGCTCATATCGCTCAAAGTATAGTCAACGCCGTCAACATTTCCAGCGATTGCTGGGTCAGCGAGGCTATCCACTAACCACTCATTAAGAGTAGCCTTGGGAGCTTCGGATTGTGGTAAAAAACTGTAGAGCGGCGTTTCGGTAGGCTCAACTGTTTTTAGTAGATTTTCTAGATTTTCGCGTGCGCCTTGTACGCTACTTACGTTGTAAGATGTTGCTTGTGCCATAATTATAAGATTTTAAGTTTTTAAATTTTTGTTATATTTTTACAATTTAGTCCGCTAGAAATGCGGCGAGATCATTAGCCGAGAGTGGTCCTTTGCGATCCATGATTTTTGCTTTTTGTTTCTGTTTCCGAGTGGTCGAGGTTTCGATTGGCGGTGATGCATCTCCTCCATCATTAGGAGGTGGAGCCTTTCGCTTTTTGACTGCCTTTTTGGGAGCCTTTGCCTTTTGATCGAGTTGAATTGCTTCAATACCTCGGACGAGTGTGGCGGCGATGAAATCACCATTTGGAAGATTATCCAGTACATTGCCATATTGGCCTCGTAACTTGGCATAAGTATCTCTTCGGGTTTCGGAGACATCATCATCTTTCGATGAATCCATCCAAGGATGGGTATTGATTGTGTCTCTACTCCACTCCGATTTTTCCTTCAGATACTGACCTCTCTGAGGAATTTTTTCGGTAAGGTATTCGTCCGCTTGGGTTAGAATATTTCGGATGTCTTCATCGTTGTATTCTTTGCCGTCAACTTCGACATATTCCTTTCCTACGTGCTGAAGTGCAAATCGCTTGGCCGCCTGAGCTTCACCTCTCAATTTTTCCAAATCTTCGAACGATTGAATGTTTTCTAATTCGGGTTGCTTGGCTTGCTGGCCTCCGCCTGATTGCTTTAAGTTGTCGATTTCACTCTTTAAGCTTTCAACTGTCTCCTCTGCCGATTTTGCTCGGGCAGTAAGACGAGAAATCTGTTTCAGAGTTTTTTTCAAACCCTTCGACTGAGTTTCCTCTTCTTCCTCTTCTTCAACCTCTTCCTCTTCGGTATCTTCTTCCGATTCCTCCTCTTCAGATTCCTCGTTTACAGACTTTAAAAGAACATCTTCCTGGTCGGCGGATGCTTCTGCTTCTTCGGTAGTCTCGGTGACTTCCGCTTTAGCCTCATCTGCCTCTTGAGCCTCCTGATCCGTTTCGACCTGTTCGACAAAACTTGCCGCCAAATCTTCCACCGACATCGGGCCATTCGCTTTATTTTCTTCTGCTCCCGATTGTGTAGCCGGAGCCTCGCTTAATTCTGTATCTGCCATAATTTCTGCGTTTAAAGTTCGCACTCTTTGAGTTTTCTGCGGGATAGATACACCCCGCCAAAAACTATTTTAGCAGTCAAAAAACCAAATTACTCAGGAAATTTTGTAGGCTTCCCAAGACTCTTTAAATTTTTCGTGTTTGGCTTTGGAGTCAATATTGTGCGGATACAGACTAATCCGCTTGGCCGAATCCAATTCCAAGCAGGGAATATTATAAAATATATCCAGCGATTCGATGTAAGCCGCCAAAACATCGACCTTAGTGCAGTCGATTGATTCCTTCCCACATGATCCTGATGAAGTGGTCACCATATATCGACCAAGCCCACCCCGACTTGGGTCTTTAGCTTTCTCATTTGTTCCCTTAATCTGGACTTTAAAAATTCGTCCATAGGTATTCATTAGCAGACAATCCTGTGGCAAATAATCACCGAGCGGAATAAATACCTCCAAGCCCATTTCCAAGGCTTTGGTAAAAAACTTCTGCTCGTAGAAGTTACCCTTCCTCTTCATCCATCTCAGATTCGAAATCTACCACATCTTCATCCAGCCACTCCTCAATGTCCTGCCTGGCGATATCCGCCATATCGGTGTCATTGATGTCAGATTCCTCTATCCATCGATTCAATAATGCCCGATGTGCATTTTTAAATTGCTGGTGCGGAGTCAGCTTCGGCATTTTCAAGGCTTTCCATAATTCGGCTTAGTCCAGCAATCTCGCCACTCAGCCGAGCCAGTTTTTGGGGATTGTCTACATGGTTGTAATCTTGAAAGTCGATCAGGCACATATCCCTTTGCTCTTTAATAAATTCCTTTACTACCTTGAACTCGGTTTGATCCGCTAGTCCGGCAACTGCATCATTGATTGTCATTTTTTCTTTTTTCTTCTTACGATTGTTTTAACATTTGTCGGCTTTCCGCCCACACCTTGAGCCTTGGATCTCTTTCTTCGAACCGCCGATGCTTTTTGTGCCTTTGTCATTGAAGCCGCTTTAGCTTTGGGTACGCATTTAGGGTAGCCCTTTTTCTTGGTGCTGGCTTTCTTCCGTCCACAACTTGGATGTCCACCGCCTTTCTTCTTTCGGCCAATGTCCACCCAGTCCTCGTTGAACCATTCTTTTAGACTCATTTATATTTGCCGCCTCTTTTCTTATAAGTCTTAACAAGCCAGGCATTCGAATAAGCTGATGGATAAACATCAAACTTCCGTTTGGCTTCCGATTTTACTCGGCTGTAAAGAGTGCTGTTTGTTGGTGTCGGTCTTTTCTTTTTTGCTACCATTTTTTACAACTCCAATATCCGGCTGTTAATTTTGATTTTTTCTGATCACATTTATGCCTTGCACGAAATGACTTTCGGGCATCGGGATTTGATTTACGAATCTTCATGTTTGCATCTCCGTAGCGTATTGTCTTCTGCTTCCCACCTTCCGATGCAAGTACGACAAATTTCTTCTTTCCATATCCAGGCTCACCCTTTCGAATGCGTCTCGGGGAATTTACCTTAGTGGGTTTACTCACCTTTTCTTCTTAGGCATCTTTTTCTTGATAGGGATCATTTTCTTACGACCCATTGCTTTTGCTTTTTTAGAAGGTCTTCCGACCTTCGATCCGTATGTTCCTTTTCCGTATGGCATAATTTATTTCCTTTAGTTAAGCGGCCATTGATGTACCTGGTACATTCCCAGGGGCAGTACCTAGCTGGCCAATTAGAGCGTTTTTTTGTTGTTCTTGCATCATGTCAAGTTGACCGACATATGTCTGAATCCTCTTGGCGAAATTCTCATCCGTCTGCATCCGTTCCTGCACATCCGTGGCCGGCACTTCGGGAGTTCCTTGAATGTAACTCTGAAGGACTTGCATCCGTAGCTGTGCATTGACTCCCTCCTGTGGTGCATTAACGACCTGTCCCGATGCAATCTTGGCGATATCGGCAGAAGTTTCCTTGATTTCTTTATCCGTTGCCTCCTGTTGAGGCATGATTAATTGAGACGCAAGGTTTGGATCAATTGCTTCCAGAACCTTGCGGAGATAAACATCATAGCGAGCCTGACCAGATCGATCATAACTTGCCATTAATTTGCCCACCGTATCAAGCTTTTGAATGACCTTCTCCTCGTCCTGATTCATCGAGTTCCAGCTAATATTAAAATCATACAACTCCGCAGTCTCATCGAGTATTAGCTGTGCGCCTTGGTCATTATTGGTAACCCGAAACCAAATCATTGGACCAGAATAAGTCCGATCCAAGCACCATACCCGCTTTAATAATTCTTTCCATCCACTAAGCCAGCAATTGACCAAGTGCTGTTTTAAAACATTTGCCTCAACCGCATCCTCGGCACTCGTTGCCCTACCTGTGATGCGATTTGCTAATCCACGGATTTGCATCTCGACTTCCATGCTTGCCTGTGAGTATCGAGGGATTTCCATGAACCCGACCTCTCCTCTCCGCCTTACCGCTAATTGAGCGCCTGGTCCAAGTCTTTCTGGCCGCCTTCCAGTTACAAATTCAACAGGTGGCATTGTGGACATAGAGGCTCGATCCCTTCGGCTGTCAAATTCAGCCTTTACAGCAAGCTCATAACTCTTGAGCAATTCTGGGTATCCTCGGGAATCCAGTAAACGGTGGTTTAAATTCTCTCTAGTGATACACACAAATGGATATCGGCCTTCATCGTAATCGATTGGCTTGTGAAATCCTGCCTCATCCATTTCATCCATCCAGCAGGTCTTAGTCACCACCGGCACATCATCCTCATCCAATTCTTTCCGATAAGTTGTAACCACTCGGATAAGTCCCTCGTAGTGCTGACTCGCATAATTACTGCCGTAGTCATAATTCATCATTGAGTCGGAATAATTTTCCTCCTCGTAAAAATCTTTTGCCTTCTCAATTGCCTCATCAATCCACGCTTCATCCCATCCCTCATTAACTTTCTGCTTCAACGCCTCGGGAGAGTAATAATGAATGCAATGAATCGCCCTGGCTGACTCTAATTCGATTGTGTTGGAATCGACAATTAATTCACGCCCCAACTCATAAGCTTTGACCGCCGGACGATTGACAATCACCTTTTCGGTTGGAATCTCAGTCTCACCATTCTTCCTCAACTCGTTAAGCATTTTCTTAACCCTACGCTTTTTCAAGTTAGGAAAGAGTGGATAAAACATCTCCTCGACTCCCTCCTTCATTTCAGGATCTTGGATTGCCATTGCCAGCTCGGGAGATTGCTGGGCAATCTGCTCAAGGTTGATCGGTTCAAACTTCCTTGTCTTTTCCTGCTTCCAATAAGTACCGAAAAATGTCAGTCCGTTTTGCAATAAATAATTTGCACCGATTGCTGACTCCCGCATCAGTTCGTCCATCGTACCCATTCGCCAGCGTAAAAATTCAGTTACCAGTTTGGCCGAGGCAATATCTCCGCTTTCAATCGGAGCGGCCACCAGGTTTGCCTGTGACAAGGCTTGGGTCAGGGTGGCCACATCTCCATCGATTAAGGGGTTTATAACATTAGGGTCAAGATCACTTGCCCCGTCCCAAGGAAAGGCTTCTGGTCCACTCTTCTTGCCATCTCCAGTCTTTCCAGCCCTTTCATTGAATCGAATCTCCCGAGCATCCTCTGCCTTGTCCATGTAAATAGAAAGGTTTGTCTTTGCCCGCTCAAACTCATGCTTTAATTCATCGACATCCGGCTTGTCCTCAAAAATTTGTATTTCGTTTTCCATTACTTCAATTCTCCAATCTTAACATTTTTAATTTTAAATTACTCAGGGCTTGTTCCTCAATTCGTCTCATCGACTCAAAGCCCACACCCACAAAGTCAGCAATCTCTTGAATGGTGTAAGATTTATGTAATCTCTCGGCCTCTAACGCATCCAGCGCTTCCTCGACCACCATCTCCCGAAGCATTGAATCAATTCGACTCTTCCTCTCCAGGTCCGTCTCATGCAATGCGGTACAAATCATCCTCACCCTCCACCTTTTTGACCAATACCAAGCTCTTAGGAGGGTGATTATTACCAACCTTCTTAATACACCGAGCCACTCCCTCCCGACCCTCAAAATGAATCAGCATAAGCCGAGGATTCGGGACCATCTTTAAAACCCTTGCCTGTTCCACGATTATTAAAGGCTCGGGGATTGATTCCTCTTTAACCTCCACTTCCTCCGATGTCTCCTCATTGAATATCTTCCGTGCCGTGGAAATCGCACATCCGACTTCCTTGGCTACCTTGGACCAACTAACTCCATCACCCCGAAGTTCTACGATCCTTGCCCGATTTTCTTCACTTAACTTTTTCATATCAATACGATCCTCCGC